AAACAAGCACAGCAGCCTTGCCAAGTGTGGCATAGCTATTTACAAGCTGACATCGTTTGTTAAGTGATGTATCAATTATAGGCTCATAAACCTTTTTAACCTGGAAGCCATAGTCAAGGAGAAACTGTTCAAGGAAGTTGGCAAGAGAGCGATTAAACACACCTTCAAAGAACCAGCCATAGGAGTGAAACTTACCATGTTTATGTTGGAAGCACTTGGATGGATAGGTCACATATTTGTCCGGCCCTATTCCTTTGTTAAGACCACCATGCCCAGCATCTACACATACTACAAAATCATTTGGTTTCATTCTGCAAATTGAAAGTTGTACAATAATTGTTTATTAACATCAATTGTGTATTTCATCCAAATACCAGCACCTGCTTTTGGAGACAAACCTTTTTCAACGGCATAACCATTAAAATCAATAGGTGCATTTTGGTAGGTGCCTGTCTTTATGTGCCATTGCTGATCTACACTTTCACCGTATCGCGAAATGCGATTCCTTGTGACAGGAACAATCCATCTATCATGCGTATGTCCGGAGATTACAATGTTTGCATCTGGCAGATACACAGCTTTTCTATTTGTTTGAATGACATCTTTTGTTACGACTCCCCCGCCTCCGTAACCGTGGTGGTAAGCCATAATCAAAGGTACTTTAGAGCCTTCATCCAAGTAAGCATACATTCTACAATAAATATATCCAGAATAATTGCCCTGTGTCATTTCTAACTTTTCACAAATCTTATCTACTATGCCATATTCAATGCGCTTTTCAACGCTCGTTTCATGGTTGCCAGGAGAATAAAAAGCTAAGATAGATTTGTAAGGCATTAGAAATTCTACAACATCTTTAATTACTTCGTCAATGTATCTGGCAGAATTGTATTTAGGATTTAAATCACCTTTATTGCTGCGAGGATCATATTTTCCTTGCATCAAGTCAAGTAAATCACCAAATATAAACACCGGAGCATTCCGTTCCATTGCAAGGTCAAGGTGTTGCTTTAGCTTTACTCTGTCGCAATGCACACTGTCAAGGTGAACATCGGAAATCAGTAAAAAATACCTATCTTTTTTATAGACTTGATAGTCCATAAATTGATAAGTATTTGGAAATATTTTTTGTAACATAGTTTTTTTATTTTAAAGGGGAATAGAAATCAATCTACTCCCCTCGGCACTAAGGTAGCGACACCAAATAAAGCCTATAACTTAAAGCCGATAAGGGCAAATGCTGCCGATATCAATGATAACTTTGCAGGTAACTTTACTTCTATCTCCTTCCCAGCACATTCACGGCTGGTCTCCTTAATCTTATCCCAAATGATTTGAGCAAGTTGAACGTATTCGCGCCATGTGAATTTAACCTTATTGCCTTCAATGTGAACATTGATTTCCGATGCTAACTCGGCAAAGTTCATGGAATAACAGGCAACGTCTCCCAAAGGTGACTTAATAGTATCAGCCGATTTAAGGGCATCTTTTAAATTAGTCTGCATGATTATTTGTTTTTAACGTCTAAAAAATCTAACTATTATTGTTCCAAGATTTACTCCCGTAATCCGCTTGACATTCTCCGCCACGCTGAACAACTCTGTACCAGCGATGACCGAGCTCACAAGGTAAACAATTGGTACTGGGATTGCAAAGGTAAGCTGCGCACCGTGAAATATAAGGATGGATGTAAAATATACCACTATCTTCTCCGTTGTCCTGTACAGTCCTTTGCTTGTAATAGCCTTGCCCTCTTTCTTTGCTGCCTTGATTCCCGTGATTGTGTCAGCTATGACTACTCCGATTGTGAATAAAAGGAAATGTTTAATCGGGAAGAAAAAGGAAAAGATAAAGCCTGTTGTCAATGCCACGGCAAAGAAATCATAGCCTTGTTTAAGTAGGTTTAAAATTATTGACTTCATGTTATTCCTTTTTTATTAGCCGCACTTCATTGTCCACCGTTGCAAATTTACCATTAGCAAATTTATACAAATCATAGCGCACACCGTTGAAGGCAAATGATATTTGATTTGTGAATGTGCTGAGTAAAAGATTAGTTGATATTGAATAAACCTTGCCGTTATCAGGATTAAAAATAAATCTGTTGGCATTGTTTATCTGAATCTCACCAAGGATATTTTCCCCATTAAATACCAATGTCCAATCGCCAAGGAAAGCCGTTGAATCCCTGAGTGCCGTTGAGGTGTAAACAGGCTTTCCGCTTATTTGAAGGTGCAAATTATTGTAGTAATTAATCCGCTTTACTGCTTTACCTTTTAAAATCAATGGCTTAGCATGGATGGCAATCGTGTTACTTTGTCTTTCCGCGTCTGTGACAAGTGCGTTAATAGCTGTTAAGCTATCTCCAAGTATTTGTTTGTTTCCTGTCACCGTGCTATCGCTGAACGTAGTCATGGTAACAATGTAATAAATGGCTCCTTGCTTTTGAATGTAAACTGTGTCGTTTACAACGTCTTGCGAAAGGGCAAGGAAAGGAAGGAGTACGAAGAAAATTATTTTTTTCATTTTATTTGTTTTCAAGGATTAAAATTCTTTGTTCAAGGGATTTGATTAAAGCGTTTTGTTCTTGTATGGCTTTGGTGAGGATGGGAATAATAGATTCATATCGCATTAATAAATCGCTATTCCAATTTGTGTTAACCGCTTCGGGAATAATCTCTGCAACGTCTTGCGCTATAAAACCTAAGTCATTTTCTTCGCCTTCTATCCATTGAAAATTAACTGGTTTTAATTGTAAAATTGTATTAAGACCATAGTTAATTGGTAAAATATTGTACTTATATTTTTCATCAGATGTGGCAGTTGTTAATGTGCCATCAGATGTTATATTTAAATTATTTGAAAATGTTCCACCGCCAACTGACCTAAACCTTCCATTGCCATCAACGTCAAGTTTTTGAGTAGTTTCAATATTATCTCCTATTCCAAAATTACCAGTTTGTAAAACAATTTTTCTTACAGGCGTTCCGCTTGTTCCAGCAGAACCATTAGTAACTGTTTCTACCGCAAAATCAAAACTAACTGCATCCAGTGCATTTAATACAAATCTAACACCCCTTCCATCTACTTGTCTTATGGTAGCTGTTTCATTAGTTATTATATTACTCCCAAAAAATATAATAGGAATATCAGTTCTTGACAAAAATGAACCACCTTGTGTAAATTGAAATCCTCTATTTAAAGTGTTTATATCTGTATTTGGCGTTGTTGCTACACCTATATTTCCCCTATTGTCTAAAGTCATTCTATTTGTCCCACTTGTTGAAAATCCAATCGACGTACTTGTTGGTGCAAACATTCCTGTGCCCGTTGCCGTGTTTGCTGTTGGGTCAAACCTTGTTGCCGTGACTGCGCTTGTAAATGTCTTTGCCCCATTTACCGTTTGTGTGCCATAAGTGTTGACGTAATTAAAAGACGTTGTATCGGACTGTCTAAGATTAAGCCTTGTCCAAGCATTGTTTATTGCCTTCTTATATTGCCAAATGATATTGGTATTTGTATCAAGTAAAATATACGCCATGGTATCCACGGAAGGCTTCCGCGTGGTATCAGCCGCTAATCCTCGGAAAACGAGCCCGTCTGCGGTGGTTTGTTCTCCAAGGCTTATCTTTTGGTTACCGTTGCCCGTGTACTGTGCCATGGCAAGGCAAGGGAAAAGGAGGAGGAAAAGGAGTTGTTTCATGTTTATGTTTTTTAGTTTGCTTGTAAAATTCTCCAATAAGTACCATCACTTACAAGTACAGCAAATTTTGCTTCTGTTCCAGTGCCTGATAAAATAGTGGTAACTGTTGGTGTTGTACCTACTGTAAATGAAATAATATTACTACTTGCTGATCTAACTAATGATGTAATACTATTTTTAATTACTATTTCTTTCCCAGTATAACTTGCAGGATCTGGTAATGTTAATGTAACAGTTCCATTATTATGTACATCTACATATTTTACTGTGGCAGGTATAGTAGCTGATGTACCAGTATATCTTGCATAATCACCTCCTGCACTTAATGTACCACTTGACAATGATAGTCCATTACCTAATGTAACTCCTACTAC